GTTCGATGCGCCCGGCAAACATCGATGCTAACGACAAGAATCTTGCGGCTGTTGAAGAGGCAGTGATCGCGATGTTGGTTTGAATGCCGTACTTCGCTGTATACCTCTGAACGGCTGGCACCCAAGGCACGTCATTGCACACAAAACCGTCGCGGACGGGAAAGTGCGCCCCGATTATTTCAAGTCTACCATTTACAATGGTCTTGAACTTGGCTGAATAGCCCAAGTCCTCCTGCTGCCTGACGATCAAACCTGTCGGTCCTCCGTTGCGTTCGTCTGCCAGGCAACGCGACGCTGCGCCGCCACCGTCATCACCCTCAAACAACCCTCTAAGGTAGATGATGAATGACGACGGCTCAGTAGATTCAGGCGCCATGTATAAGGGTATGGACTTGAAACGCCAATCAAATGTGCCGTCGAGCAACCGGAACCTCCCGGTGTCGCCGTTGCGCGCAAATAGGTGTTCAGGGTTCTCGACCACGCTGCAGAACACCCCGCTAAGCTCGTTGATGAAGTTCACTCCACTGGTGAGTGCCCACCCCGAATCCAGGTAGACATCTGGGAAACGAGCAACGAACCAGGTGGCTTTCGGCACTTCCTCGTTCTTTACCCGAAACCGCAACTGCATGCCAGCCTTGACGTCGTAAACGATCTTGGCCTCGTGCAGACCGGTGAACTCGGCGTTGAGCTTGTTGCACACTCGCTTGTTAATGCGCATCAGCGCATTATAAGTGTACCCCAAAAGTCCCTCGCCCTGTTTGTTGCACCGTTCGTGGAGCTCCATGCCTGTCTGGTCAATCTCCCACGCACACACTTCCCGCACCCTTGGTGCATGACCACGAGCAACACGTCGCTTGTCGTCAAACGGGTCTGCCATCATTTGCCCGAACGCGTCCAGAACGTCCTCTCGTGATCTGTGCTTGATGGACATGTGGTGGAAGATGCCATCATCATGGTCGAACAACAGGTGTTGAAATATGCCTGTTGAGATGATGTTTGTGGCTAACAAAGGCAACGTGTTGTCAACGACGAGCCGTGCGAACTTCGCGGTCTTCACTACCATTTCTAACTTGCCGTTTGCCTTGCGCGTGCCAATTTCCTCGGGCTTTGTAGTGGTTTGCAGTAACTCCTGGGCCTGCCTAACGTCTTCCTTCGAGAACTTGGACATAGCGATTTCTTCAAACGACTTGTTAGCAAATAGCTTGTGGTACGCGGTATCGATGGCTTCGTCTGTGAGCACCTCGCGATTGAGCTTGCCCCAGAATTTGTTCAGGCGCTTGGCCGCGCCGGAAGACTTCTTGAACGATAACTCTGGGAACTCACCGTTCGCGTCAGCAAACACGGACCTCTTGACCTGGGAGCGCCCTTCCAAAGCGCCGAGAACGGATATCCTGTCCTGGGTGTTGTGGACGGTGACGGAATGCGTAACCGGACCGACTGCTATGGCAGATGGCAATGCGACAGCAACCATCTCAAGACCCGGTGGGGGGGACAAATAACCGTCGTCAGCGACCCGGTGGTCCACCTCAAGCCTGGCCTCTCTGGCATGCCTAGTGACGGTGTCCAATCCGAACCGCCTAATCAGTTCCTTACACCTCGTAAAGGTGCTGTCGACGAGAGTCGACTGAGGTAACTGTGAAGCGTGGTCGTAAATGAACTGCCACAGCTGACGCATGCGCTGAATGCCAG